CATCGTATTACCTTAGTCGCAATAAACGAAATAATACCGCCAACAACAGATGCAATAGCCATCCCGACAAACATACCGCCCTTAGACTTGTTAGCCATCTCTAACAGGGCTTTGATGTCTTCACGCAAAGCATGAACCTCTGTCTGCAAAGCTTCAACTTGGGCTTCTAATTTGCCAAAATCTCTTGGATCAATATCAGACATTTGATACTTTCTTTGGTCTACCTAGCTTCTTGACAGGAGTAGGTGGTGATAGAACAACTGGTTTTTCAAAGGACTCTTTTTCTTCTCCATCAATTCTGACATATCCTGCATGACCTTTCATGCTGTCAATATCGTGCTGATGAACAAATGTTACTGTTTGACCGCTTGTTAAACAACGAAATGTAGCCATAAGAATCCTTTGAAAAAGGGGGTTATTAGCCCCCCTTTATTAAACTACTGCACGAGCAACGATAAGTTGCAATGTAGTTGATGCTAAGTTAACAGCTGCTGCTGTTGGATTGTAAGTAACGATAGTGACTGTGTTAGCGGCTGAAACATAGGCTCTACGAACCAAACCTGCTTCAGATACGCCAACTGCCATACCGAGAACCATATCACCTAGTGCAACGCCTGGAACTGTTACTGTGTCTGTAGCGGTAGATACGGTATCTACTGATGCGCTATCGAGAGTACAGGAAACATCCCAAGTGTCTGTAAAAAGACCACGGAACTGGTCATTACCCCTACGGGAGGTAACTGCTGTTGCTGCTGCCATAATAATTCTCCTAATAAAGTTAAAAAAGTCCCCCCACCACTAGGATGAGGGGCGCAACTGCAATTAGGCTGGAACTGCCAAAGCAAAGGCGGCTGAAGCGTTAGAAGCAGAGCTTGTTGCGCTAGTACGCAGAGCCTTAACACCATACAGAGTGTCAGCAGTAAACAATGTACCAAGGTACTCTTGTTTGTACTGAGTCTGTGAACGGATGCCCAACTGCTCAACCAACACCATCGCATCACGATGACCCATCAAGCAGATACGATCAGTGGTAGAGTTACCAGCACCAGTATCAGCATTAGAGGTAGCGAAAACAGCCATGCCGTAGAGCTGACCAATTTCACCATTGCGGATTGCATCGCCATTGCCGACAAATGCTTGCTCAGTGTAACGAGCCAAACCCATCAGCGTGTTACGGCTTGAAGGTGGGATCAGGAAGAAACGACCATCCATAGGAATGTCGTTGTCGTCCAAACGCTGAATGGTGCGACGAATAGCGGCATCAGTCAAAGCGGCAGCGTTAGAAGATGTGCTGTTGTAAGCAGTAGTACCATCAGAGCCAACAAAGGCTTTGGTAGTAGTGTTGCTAGTAGCATAGTCATCAGTACCAACTGTAGCGCCATTGAAAGCACGACCCAAACGAACCAGATCGGTGTCGATACGACGAGCCAAAGCATAACCAGCGTCTTCTGTGTAGAAAGAACGCAGTGATGTCAGGGCTTGCACTTCAACGATGTCTTCGATCAAGCGTGAGTACTCATAGTGGTTGTTGATCAACACTTGAATGTTGGTTTCGCTGTTAGCGATCAAAGTCACTGCATCAGTAGCGGCTTTTGCAGAAGCAGAACCACGAGCAGGGCTAGGGATGTTGATAGTGTCACCCTTTTTGCCTTTGAAAGACATCTTTTTGACCAAATTAGCCAAAACGAGGTTCTTTTTATAGGCGGCAACAATTTCATCACTCCAAATCTCTGGAATAAATGCGGCTGCGGAGGTAGTGGTTACACTATTTGTTGGGGAAAATGCGGTATTAGCCATGATTAAATTTCCTAAGTTAAATTATCGAACACGACCTTCAGAATATGCTTGCATGATTTCATCACTCAATGTTTCATATCTCTGTGGGTCAGTCATCTTGAGACGAATGAGGTCACTCCTTCGATAGACTCTCTTTGAACTCTCTCCAGAGCCACCTACATCAACTTGTGCGGCTTTCATGCTCTTTGTCCTCTGTGCGTTACCCGCTTGTTCAGACTCTTTAGCTTTAATACCACGCAATTGTTTGAAGGTAGACAACAATTCATTAGCCGAATCATAGTCAAAGTCACCATCAGCCTTTGCATAAAGCCCCAAACGTACAGGTGAAGATTTCACCCAATTTTGGAACTCGGAATCATTGACTACTTGGGAGTAATCAGGGTGATCCTGCGCTAACTTCTGCTGAATCTGCATCCTTTTGAACTCTTGACCAGCTTGTCTAGCCGCAAGTACATCAGGATGTCTATCAATCGTATTCTGAACTGCTTTCTGAGGGTTCTCAAAAAAGTCAACTTCAGGTTCTTCCTCAACTTGCTGTTGTTTTGATCCGAGGTTCTGCTTGAGCAACTCATCAGCCAATTTACGGACTTCGCCAACCTCTTGGGCTTGCTTACCAATGAGCTTTTCAGCCTCTTGGTGCATCCGTACTATCTCTTCTAGACTTTTTGCCCTGTATTTCTCAGGAAGTTCAGTTTTAGACTCTTCTACTTCGAGTTCGCCTAGCGGCTCTTTTTCATCATCAATCAGCATATTTTTGTTCCTGCCAAAATGGTTGTAGGATAATCAACTCGGCTTTACGCTTATGAGTTGGCTTTGCGCTCTGCCTTTAACTTATCAATGTGTTTAGCCTCAAACCGCCCATAAGAGGACGGGAAGTGACCAGACCAACCTTCTAAGTTAAACTTAGGTGCGCTTACGATACGATGGGCTACCCCACCGCATCCACACTGAATACTGGAGACCTCATAAATCACCAGAGCCTCAGTGCGCTGCCCGCATTCGCAAGCAAATTCAAACATTCTTCTCATTTAAGTCCTCGTATGCTCTTTCACTAACCCATTTCAGGGTTTGTAGCCAAACTAGCATAGAAATCTCACCTTTGCGAAATTGTAGACTTTTTTCGTCAGAAATGGTAGAGACATTATTCATAGATTCAAGCATTTTGTCTACATCTTGCATTAAATCTATCCACCCCTGTTTAGAAAACAGATCAAATCTGTCCTCATAGTATTTTTGCAGACTTGGATCAAGGGACATAAGATTTCTCCAAATACTGATGTAGTCTAAGCAATGTTTCCATATTATCTTTAACTAATCCTAAAGCCCTGTTGCAATTTCCACAAAGCAAACCACGAACAGCACCTGTCATATGATCATGATCTACATTCAACTTTTTGTTTAAGTCATTTTGATGAGTGTTACACCCAGCACAACAAAATTGTTGGTTTTGAAGCATTTCTTCATAATCATCATTTGTGATTCCATACTCTATTAGAAGTTTGCGATTTCTAATTCTTGCCTTTGTTTCAGGCTTGTTTCTATATTTTTCTCTTGCTAATTTACAAGAAGGATGATTCTTGGTTCTTTCTTTGCAAATTTCTTTATTATTTTCATAATAAGTTTTAGCGTACTGTTGACGCTTTTGTTTTTTTAATTCTTCTGGACTCATTTTGGCTCTACATCAGTAACTACTTCTAGGGATTCTTTAAGCATCTTAAAGAAGGCATCCCTACCTACCTGCAATTGGTCAATAGAAAACCTAGCAGACCCTAGTTTTCGGTCTAAATCTGCCACATGGTTGACCAGAGTTTGTTGCTCTTGTGTCATTTGCTCAAATTGATATTCAATTCCATCGATAGTCACAGGCGTTTTCGTGTTTGCCATGATTTTCCTTTAATGTGCCACTAAGTTCAGGTAGTGGCTTCCTGTTAACTTATGGTTTTTTTAAACCAAACCCAATCAATATGCCAAACATTAAAGCGCTGATTACAGCAATGCTAGACATTAAAACAAGTTTAATTTCTTCAAAACCCATAATGCTTATGCGCTCCAAGGCAGACCAGACTGTTGAACAGGGTTCTTCTGTGCATCAATTTGGCTTTGCAAAGAGGCTTCTACAGTATCTTTACCCAAAGATGTTTGAACCCAACCAACGACCATTTCTTGAGTTAAGTCGTCATAAGGAACAAAGGTTTCGCTCTCTTGGGTATAGCCACAAGTGCCATAAGTAGATGCTGAATAATCACCATCTGTTGCCGAAACATTGTAATGAACTGTAACGACAAAACCATCAGAGGTTAAGCGATCCATTTGGACGATAGACCAGTTATAAGAAATAGCCATGTTAGTTTCCTTTAAGGTTAGATGCCAGCGTCTGCTAGGCGTTTACGAAGTGATTGAATTTCCTTGACCAACATTGGTACAAGTTTGGAGTAGTCAACAGCCATCATTTCATCTGTGTCATTTGGCTGATAGACAGCCTCTGGTGCAATAGTTACTAATTCTTGAGCAACAAAACCATAGCGTTGGTGTGAACTATCAGACTTCCAATCAAACTGACGAACCTTCAAAGAGTCAATCAAACTTGATGCTGAGTCAGCGTCAACAATGTTTTCTTTTAAGCGTTGGTCAGAGGAAGTGTTGAAAGCAGTTGCAGTAGTTGTGACAGAAATTGAACCAACTTCAGTTCCGCTTCTGCGGCAACTAATCAAAGTCCTGTCACCGTTTGTGTTGACATACAAAGCGATGTTGTTATCTCGGCTAATTAAAGTTGTGCCGTTTGGCTCTACGTTAAAACCAGAATTGGTATTGCCAACACCTACTCCAGTATTCGTAGTCGCCACCAGCAAGTGACCGCTTGAGTCTATACGCAAAGATTCACTACCATTGTTGCTGAGTACAAGCGTACCAGATGACGGGCTAGAAAATGTTGGCGTGGTATTTCCTGGTACTGTTGGCGTACCACCATTGCGAATTAAAAGTTGCGTTATATTGGCAACCCCAGTTACATCTAAAAGATGAGCTGGTGAAGTTGTACCAATACCTACGTTACCGCTTGAGTCTATACGGGCACGTTCTGAGCCACCTGTTCTAATTGCAAAGTTACCATCACCAATAGTTCCGATTCGTGGAGCATTTGCGTCAGAATTTGTGTTTGTGTCTTGAAACCGAATGTACGATTCAGATTGAGTTGATTCAATGTTTAAAACAGATGTTGCTGTTCCAGTTATACCTAAACGATAAGAACCAGAAGTGTTGCCTAAAGACAAATTCCCACTAGCATCCAGAGTCATTGCCTGAGTAAAGGTAATGGCGTTTCCTGCTGTGCCTGATGCGGCTGTGTAGAACTGATGCTGACCATTATTTTGGAGATACAAACTTGCAAAACTTGAACCAATATATTTATAGCCTGTAGCACTGTAATAAGCATTAAGTGTCAAACCGCCACCATTTATACCATCAGTTCTTCCAATTACAGAGGCGCTACCTAGTCCTGTACCAACTTGCAAAGCCTTATAAACGTTTGTATCCCAAGCACTCGGAGTAACTCCCAAGCCTAGATTGCCTGAGGCATCGAGTGTCATGTCAAAGGTGGCACGATTTGTAAAGTTAGTGCCAAATCGAATTGCGGCATTTGAATATTGCAAAATATCCGCAACACCACTATTTCCTGATTTCTCAATAGTGAAATAATCACCACCGCCAAGATTTGCACCATCAGCATCTAATGCCAATACTGCTTTGCGGGATGCGGCAGTTGCGCTTGATGTGTTGTAAAAGCCACCACCAGCGTTGTTTGCGGCAGTTGCATCACCAGTTCTAAACCAACCATTAAAACTTGCGCCAGTGCTTCCTACTACTTCTAGCCTTCCATTAGGCGAACTCGTCCCAATACCCAGACCTGTGCTGGTTAGGCGCATTTGTTCGGAGTTGTTGGCGTACCATGCCCAGAAGTTGTTGCCGCCACCATATGCATAACGCGAAAGAGTGTGCGTAGCAAACTTCACATCCCAAAACGGGTTTGCACTTCCGTCTGTGGTGACCAACTGGTCAACGTAATAGTTGTTTCCGCTGTCA